AGCCTGCCTATCAAACAATCCCCAGTCGTCAGCGTTGCCGTTGATGATTGTGCCGTAGCCGTCCGATTTTCGAATTGAGACAATATTTATCCTGCAAGGTTCCCCGTTTGACTGTATTTGAAGTATTCCTCCACTGTAAGTAAGTGCCCTATTTGATTCAGTAACGCCTGTAAAATTAACTTGATCCAACCTATCTCTAAACGTCCCATAGGCTGCTTTTATGCTTGATAGGTAAGTCTCAGAGGAGGTTAATGAAGTGTTAATTGTTAGCAAGTCTGTTCCAGTCCCTGAGTAAACTAGATCCTCACCATCTATATACCAACCAACGCCAAGAGTAACATCACCAACATCAACCAACTCCGCCCCCAACACAGTAGCCCGATTACGCAAGATGTCTGAATTATCATTAATCGGATAGTTACGAACCAGTGTGCCGTTGTCCCAGATTTTTAGGTTTGCTAGGATGCCTGAAAGGAATCCTGTGTTATTTGATCTTCGATATATGTTAGATATAACAAAATAATCTAATGTGGAAAACACGCCAGAAGATGATAATGAGTCGTCGATAACAACTGATATGCTTGTTCCAGCCATGGATATTTTAACATGATGCAACTTGCCGTCATTGTAACCGCCAGCTATTTCAATCGCGCCTTGGTATACAGCAGATGAATTGTACGCAAAAACTCTAACAGTACCCGATAAAACCTCCACTACAAGCTCGGCATTCCCAACATCTGTGCCGCTAAAAAACTTACCATCTCCCAGTGTCAGAAAATCAAACTCAATAACAAAATCCCCACTAAGCGTAACTTCTGGAATAGTCGCGTAGTCTGTCGAGCCTTCGTTTCTGCGGAAATAGCGATTAAAATAGCTTTGCTGGTTATTTAAAACCTCGAAAATAGCCATAAGCTAAACCCATACATAAATATCAGTTGCAGTCGTACCGGTTGCCATTACTTTAGTCGCAGCGCCTACGGGTACAATTGACATTTTTGAAAGTATTTCCGCTGACAATAAAGTTGATTCGCCTGCTGCATTTTCAACCGTCACCGTACCACTTACACCCACTTGAATATGGGTAAATGCTGGTAGGTATTCAGTAGAATCAGATGGGGTTATTTTTCGGATGTAGCCTAGTTGAGACATTGTTTTAGCCTTTCGTGTGTTTTGTTGATGATAGCACAATTTTCAACCAAGACTATTGCGCCTGTTTTTAATTGTCGAAGCTCTCTAACTTCTTTAATTCTAACTCAAACTTTTTCTTGTCTCTTAGATGACGCTGGAATGCCACGTAAACATGAACCAATCCGAACGCAACCATAATAACCAAATACCAATTATCGCTTAGAAACGTCCCTAGAACTGTCATCAGGTACAGCAGGACGTTTGTTTCGTTGTGCCCTGTGTTTACTGAATTCATTTAGCACGTCCGCTGTTTTTATTATTGCTATGTATGTGCAGAACCCGATAAAAAAGATTCCAAGTATCGTTAAGCATGTCATTCATAACGCCCCTTGAGTCCTTCATCGAGCTAACCAGCACTAACTGTATGTAACTTATTGTACCAGCTATCATGCCACATGCGTATGATGTTGTTCCATCTGTCATTAAAAATAAGTAATGCACAAACACAGTAACAACCTCAGCACTTGCTAAAACCCCAATCAATAACGGCAGTTTGAGCCTTGATATTCTCCAATTTGCGAACGATGCGAACATTAGAATCATATTAGCACCGCAGAAGAACACCAAGGCGGCTTCTGGATCTGGATTGCTAACCATTACAACTGAACCCAACACCGCTATCAAGAATAACCACAACGCCATTTCTGTACGTTTAATAACAGCTACTAGCGTTATACCAATCAGCAAGAAAGTGAATATTGAATCAATCATAATTTAACCGCGTTTAGTTTTTGAAGCCGCTGACTTTTTGCCTTTGGTCTTCTTTGTAGCGCCGTAAAAAGCCCCAGCACCTGCCGTTTTTGTTGCTTTTGGTTTCTGCTTAGTAGCCATTATTTACCACCTGCTATCAAACTAATGACACGATCTAGCGCATCAATAATGCCATCTTTGTTATCAGAAAAGACTTGGTATGCCTCATCATCGTATTTATTGTCTGTAGATTCGACTTTCTTTCGCATCCACAAATCAACCGTATTCAATGCCGCTTTTAGTATTCCCTTAACTACTGAGAACAACATACTGACTAGCAGCGGTCTAACTATCATTAAAATTGCATTAGCCATTTAACAGCCCTCGGTTATTTTCTACATAATAACACGGGGGCTATAATGTGCAATTATTGCCAATCATCCTTAGTAGCAGCGCGAATGTGCAATAGAAAGTCTTCGTCGCCGATGTACGCTAAAAGCAACTCTAAGCCGTAATTCGATTCTACCAGATTGTATTCCTCATCATGCAGGCAGCCAATAAGAATGCAGCCGTTTGAATGATTGGCCGTTCGCCCACCATGGAACTCAATAAAAGTACGTCCTTCAACATCTTGCACCGAGTACCATTGATGGCGGCCTGTTTTGTCGCGTTTAACTAAGTACACACCTTCTGGAATACAGCTCACATTAACTTCATTATTGAGCCATGGCCGCTCTAGTGTTGCCAGCTTAAAATCAAAGTGTTTAAGTATCCCAATCGTTTTATCTTTAAGATAGCTTCGCGCCAGTGTTAGTTTTTTCACGCTACCTTCTCCAACATATCCAGCGCCTCACGGTACTTTGTAGCCTCTGCCTTGTTCATATCAGCTTGTTTGCAATATTCCATTGCTTGAGCGCCAGAACCTTCGCGCATCTCTTTTTCAGCTTTAAGCTCTAAATCTTGAGCCGCCTTTGTATATTCTGCTATTCGTTTTTTGTAGTATGTTTTCATTATTTGCCCATCATCTTGTTAATTGCTGCGTCTACCGCTTGCCTAGCGTCGAATTCTTGCGCGATTATCACTCTAGCTGTTGTACTGCTGCTAAAACCTTCGCTTAATTGTAGGGTTACAGCTTTAGCGTTTAAATAAGCTGGTGATAGCTGACACTCACCCTCGCGCCATGGTTGGTGTTTATTTGTCATTGTCGCCCTCCTTTGGTGCTGTGAAGCCTAAATCAAACAGCTTACCTGACAAAATCAGGTCGTCAGTGTCAGACTTTGGTAGCAATTGTTTTACGCGCTCAACAAACGCCTCGCGGTCTTTCTCTTGCTGGGTTTTTATGGGGGCTATGAAATCAGGATTAACGGTTGTAAAGCCTCTGGCGGCAGTAGAATCTGTAGCCATTAACGTCACGCATTTAGCTCCGTTATCGTGCCTTGTACAATGTCCTACAACCACTAATTCCGTGTTTTCAGTGATGGATGATAGCTCATTGCTAGATGCTGAGAAAAGGTATTCAAAACCATCTGCGCTTATTGTGCATAGCGTACCAACAGGCGGCAAACCTTCGCCATTCCACTCAGCTTTAGATGGCATAGGCTCTTCTGGTAGTTCTGCTGCTTTAGATGCCACTCCATGAAAAGTTGTTTTTATCCAGCCTTTTTGTGGTCTTCTTGCATCAAAGCACATGGTCTTATCAGCATTGTAAAAAAAACGATTGCCATCTAAGTAATGCGCAGCCCCTTCAGGAACCTGATGACCTGCGTATTCTTTAACGTATTTTTTCATTTCTCTAGCTCCTTTTCAACTTTAGACCATCGCTGATAATAGTCTGACATTTTGTACAGCTCTTTGCTTAGTTCGTCCTTCTTGCCCAGTCGTCTTTCATATTTGCCGATAGTAAATCGCATAGCAGCGCGAAAATCATCGATAGAATTATTTGCTGCAAACTCATCTATCCAATCTTGGCCGTCTTCGTCAGTGTAGCGAGGCTGTTTTTCTAAATTGTCCAGCTCTTCATAATGCTCGCCGTCGTTTCCGTTTTGTGGAATTACATTCATTCTTTCTTCGCCTTCTTTCCATGCGTCAGGGCACATCTCAACAAGTTCTAGATTATCTATAGTGTAATGCCTAAGGATTCCTGTCTGGTTTTTACTGCCAATACTTACCGGATTCGATTCTTTTGAATAACCAAAAATCAAGTATTGCTTATCATTACACCAGAAAAGATCCCCAACTACTGTTTTTCTAACACTATCTGCCCAATCTGGCGCTTTATCCCAATCTATATTATCCATATCACTTTTTATTTTGATTGCGTTTATTCGATCAGGGCGCATTTCCACAAATTCAAACTCATTAAGATCATAATAATCACCCTCTCCATACTTAACGATTTCACCTCCGACAGCCAGAAACTTTTCATTATCGCCAAAAATCCACTGAAATCTATCACTGCGCTTTAGTGCCCTATCAGCCCACTCAGGCGCTTCACTCCAATTTACTCCGCTCATTTTCACTCTCCTTTTAAGTACTATATTAGTTTAGCCATAATATAATTAATTGCAATGATTTTGCTGTTTATTTATGCCTGATTCATGTCATTGAACAATTCCAAATCTTTTCTTAGCTGTCTATTTCTTCCCGCCAGCCACTTTCTACATCTCTCGTAATCAGTGCCGGTATATGTAAAGTTTCTTACCGGTATTAACTTCTCAAGAATAAAGCCAGCCTCTTTAACTCCAAATCTCATTTGAAGACCGACTAGATAGCCATGGGTTTTGCCTTCGCCAGTTTTGTTTGCTGATAATCCAGAATTGCAGTATCCATTGCATTGCAGATACACGTTATTACTATTAAGCGCTAAATCTTGCCTTGATCCTCTTGAGTGATAATGGCCTGCTGCAAAATCGTAGTTAATAAAGGGAGTCCAAGGCTTTGAGCATGAGATACAAACCGGTTGGTCGCCAGTGATAGCGCACCGGTACAATTCTTCTAACTTAATCCATTTATTGAATTCTGACTGGGTAAGGTCTTTCTGTTTCTTAATATCTCCAAGCTCAACCTTTTTCTTGAATGACTTGTTTCTATTTTTTATACCGGCTTCGTCAGCCTTCCGCTTTCTTTCCGCCTGCTCTCTTGCTTTAGCTAAACCGTGATCAGCCATACATTCGACATTGCAGAATCCCTTACTTTGCCATGTGTCGGATTTACTCAGTACCGGCAATTCTAATCTGCATTTCTTATAAGTGCATTTACGCGCCATAGTGTGACTGCTCCCGCCTATTGCTGGCCTCTCTAGTGCGCCAGATGCCTATTCTTTCCTCCGCTATTCTCATTCTATAGCGTAGGCTCTCGCTCTTCTCAGTAGCTGCTCCAAGGCCATTTAGAAGCTCTAAGTATCGTTCGTGAGAATATGCGTATGCTTCCCGCTCCTGACCTGTTTTCATTCCTTTGGTTTCAGCTTCAACCATCAGAATAGCCTTTAGACTTTTTCGATACTCGGTCAAATAAAC